GGTGCGCCGCGAAAGCGTTGTGCACATCATCACCTTGTGAAAGGGGACCATGGCATGTCATTTTATGACGACAATGCTATCTCTAAGCGCTTCTATGTGTTAGGTTTTACGGCCTCTGAGTTCATGCCGCTAGTGAAAGCTATTAGAACCTGGGTGTCAAAGTCCGGGGAGTGTTGGACGTGTGACAGGTTGAAAGACCTTCGTCAGATGTTCCTGCACTGGAGCTTCGATTTACCGTATCAAGCATCTACTCGCATTGAGCGATACGCGGACGGTACGCCAAAGGGTGCGTTCCGAGTGATGTTCCGAGGAGGAACAAAGCGTTTCCGTAAGGCGTGGAATGCGCTTATGGTGTTTTCGGGGTTTGTGAGCCAGAAGCTTACGAATAAGCAGTGGCTGAAGTTCATAAAGGGGGTAGAACGGCCTCTTTTAGAAGATGAGGCGGCTCTGAGAGTGGAAGCTTTCATCCGGCTTGGTTTTCAGCAGGTCACTGCGAACATGCCATCTTTCCCAAAACCTCCTGAGGCGTCGGGAGAACCTGTGGAGCGGTATCCATTCCGCGAAGCTAAACGGAAAGAGGCGTACCCCTTTGGATCCGTAGCAGAGTCGGAAGCCTTTTGGCCATCAATCCAATTTGTCCTTACCTATGGCAAGGGGTTCTTAGATCAATTTCCGAATATATCTGCTGGTAGTCTTGCGCGTTTTGGTTATCGCCAGGGACTCCACGGAGCCGCACGGCGTTAATAGGCCAGATCGCTGTTCTTCAGGAACCGGGTTATAAGGCACGTATTATTGCCAACCCTAACATCGTGTATCAGCAACTTCTGCGACCACTATATCAGTGGTTACGCGCAGTGAATGAAAGGTTGCCTGGCAATTTTCAGTTTGACCAGGCCGCGGGCATGCAGTTTGTCCGTGAACAGCTGAGTAAAGGTTACTCCGCAGTGTCGGTTGATGCCTCTGGCTGGACCGATCATTTCCCAAGACGTTACACTCTTGCGGCAATGCGCAACTTCGGGGTAGACCAGGAGTGGCTTACATGCTACGACCTGGTTTGTGGCGGTGAGTGGAAGGTACCCGAGCAATCGAAAGGCCTGAAAGGAAACCGGATCACAACCTATTCGGATGGGACAAAAGCCCTACCGAATGCTGAACGGTCACACACGAGATGGAGGGTAGGGCAACCGCTTGGGTTAATTCCCACATTCAATGGTGCCACCTTAGCGCATGTCTTACTGGCAATGGGCATCCAAACTAGATGTTCAGATCGACCACCAACCGAGCTGACCTTTGCGATCGTTGGCGATGACATTGTGTGGTTTGAACCAGAGTGCGCGGAAGTCTACATGGAGCTATTGGATGTTAGCGGTGTACCGGTGTCACGAGACAAGACGCTGGTATCCGACCGTGCAGCGGAGTTTTGTTCGTCGCTAATAACGGCGGATGGAATCTATGCTTCTCCAAAGTGGAAGCAGGCGTCGGACGACTCGTTCGTTCAACTCTGTCGAAACCTTGGTCCAAGAAGCGTTGCCCTCCTTTCCAAGAGGCAACGTGACGTAATACGAAGTATAGCTCCGTTTCCGGAACCCTTCGGGTTGGGGTGGAACAAGGGTGGAATCCCTTACTGGGATCGTCAACAGATTCTGGTGAACACCTTAACCTCCAAAGAGCACGAAGTCGAGCTGAAATCGCTGGATCTCCGAAGTCTCTCCTACTGGTATAATTCTAGTAGGTTGGACCATGACGCAGAGTATGTCTCGAGAGACAGTCTGCGCTCGGTGCCCGAACAGGGCCCGATAGAAGTGTTCAAGGACATCTTCGGATTTCCCGTAATGCCCTGGCTCGCGGTGAGCCTGGCGGAACACGTAATAGTCTTGTCCCATGCTTGCATGGATGAGGCTCTACTACATGGTCAGTTATCGCAAGAGACCCTAAGCACCCTTCCCAGGGTGCTGGCGGATCGACTTGATGGCCATAGTGGTTCGGCGGCCATCGCCGAGCTAGCTCTTGTTTGCACGCAGCTCAAGAGAGCCATACATGCTTCAGAGCAGACGGATACAGTCGTATCATCCAAGCTACAGCAGCTTGAAAGTCTGTTACTCCGTACCTCACTAAAACTCAAAGGAATCGAGCTTAAGCAAGAACACAGGCGT